AAATGAATGTTAGCAACGCCATGAAAGTTTATGGTATGTTGGGTAGTGATATCATGAATATCATTAACGATAGACTTGAGAACGGTCTTACAAACAAAGAAGTAGCAAATAAAAAAGGTATTAAAGACTAGTATGGAGAACTTAAAATCAGATATAAAAAATGTTAATTCTATAGGTGATTTGATTGATGTTTATGATAATATGATTAATCACATTAAAGAATTGGTTCTTGAAAATCCAAATGATTATGATTTGGGTGAAAAGGTTAGGTCTTATGCCATTAATTATTTGGAGGTTTTCAAGAAGTAAATAAAAGGGGTTTAATTAACCCCTTATTTATTATATATTTTATGTATGATAAGAAAACAAATACAAAAACACAATTTTTTAACTGGTGGACCCATTTTACAATATGAAATACCATTTAATACTAATATTTTAAATGTGGATACCATTACCACTGTTTTAGTTGATAATAATTATACCACCACAAATTTTAGGCCACATATGGTTTTACATAATCACCAAGGAGATAATATTTTTAGAGTAGACGAAGATAGAATTACCTATTATGACCAAGAAATAGTAACAGAAGATAGGGTAAGAGATATTGTTAGAGAAGCTGTAATGGAGGTAATGAACGAAAGAAATATTAATGTAGAATGATTTTATTTTCACTTATATTTTTATTTTTTAATGTAACTTTTGTATTGATTATTTATAATCTTGTAAAAGAACTTAAACATTTTAAAAAATTACATAGAGATGCTGCTCATCAAAAATCAAAATTAGCTATTTCTTTTTGGGAAAAGGAACATGAATTAAATAGACTTAAATCAGAACATGACGAATTAAAATCACTTTTAACTTTGATGTTACAAAATAATTATTTAACAGTCGGTAATAAATTCATTCTTAAAAGAGACCCATTAGGATTCAAATCAATACACGATTATCTTATTGGAAAAGAATTTAAAATTATAGAAGTGGGTGATGATTTTACCCATTCAGTAAAATGTGTTGAGACTAATGAAATTTTTTCCGCTAAAATGGATGATATACGTTGTTATGATTTTAATTCTTGTAATAAAAAATTAACACATAATTTTAAGTAAAAATTATCTTTTAGGGTAATTTTTAATCATATTTGATATTGTTGTTTTATGTATAAACTCATTTTTAATAAATTTAAAATACCTTCTTTTTCTACCTGAATTAAAAATTATTACATTAGGAAAATGTTTTAGAACTTCTTCTTTTTTAGCGGTACCAATCATTTTTCTTATATGTCTCTGATTATATATTTTACCATCAATTTTATATCCATATCTAATAATTTCCTCACCATTTTTTTTCTTATTACCATCCATACAACCAACATAATGCCAACCCAATGATTGGTATATCGTACCTATTTCACCAGCATTAGGGTCAGTAGTGGCTGAAACAATTTCATATTCAGTATTATTTTTAAGCCAATTAAGTGTTTTTGAAATCATAAATGAAGCTGAATTTTTTGGTGTCCACCACAAACAAACACCACGACTTAATTGTATTATTTTACCGGTAAAACCATATTTATCCCATACACCTATATTATCACCATATTCTGGTTGATAAGCAACAACGCCTCCCAAAACCTCCTCATTATCTATATTAAAAAATATACCAAAATAATATTTTGTGTATTTAGGTAAATACCCTAACCATTCATATTCTTTTATAATTTTTTCACACAGATATCTATTTATTGGTTTTACTATACAATTTTTTAAAGTGGCTTTTGTATAATCAAAATTAATTTTTTCTTTTTCTTCTATTTCCTTTTCTATTCTTATTCTGTATTGGTGTGCTAATATTTTACTACCTTTTGATAAATTTTCTTCACCCCATAAAGGTCTTAAATTTTTTAATGACCAACATTCTAAAAATTCTTTATCACCCTCTTCTATCATATCAAAACTAGACATAGGTTTTATGTGGTCTACATGCCATTCACCATAATTGTCCCATGACATACCATTAGAAAATTGTTTTTCTAAGTGATACATTAAATCTTCTAATGTGTATGGTAACAAATTAAAAGTTTTATTATATTTTTTAATGTTACGTTCTTTTAAACAAGTATATATTGCTGTACGAGTATAAGAACTTAGTTTATATTTTGGGTCGGAATCTTTTTTATTTTTCTCATATTCTCTTTTTCTTTTATTTAGAATTTCTTTATTTTTTTCTCTCCATTTAGTATGATATTCTCTAAGATGAGGCCTATTATCTTTAGCCCATTCACTAGTTCTTTCTAATATTGTATTTTTATTTTTTTTATAGTATTTAGAATCAGAAACTTTTTTACCACCTAGATAACGTCTACCTGGTGTGTCTAAATTAATATCATTTTCTTTTAATGTTCTATTAATTATAGATTTATGATAATTAAACATTTTACTTAATGTGGGGGTACCAACTAGTTCTTCAGTATATAATCTAATTATTTCTTTAATATCTTTTTCAGGTATAATTATTTTTCTAGCCATATTATCTTATGTTTATAAATAAATATAACCATATTATCTAAAATTTAAATAATACACATAAAAAAAAGAGGGACCTAAGTCCCTCTTTAGAGTTTAAATATTAGTTTTTACGTTAAATTAACGTAGTTCTCTAACATCAAATGTACGTAAACCATCCACACGGATATGTCCGTAGAACCTGTTATTAACCATTTTTTTCGCGTAACGAGTCATGATACCTTTAACAGGTACAAAGTTAAATGGATTGTACATTGTAGGAGTCAATTGTAGAGGTACATACGGAGCGTAGATGTAACCTGTATCTAACAATGATTTACCTTTGTGTCCGATTAACACTGAGTACGCTGGTGCGTAAGGGTCACGGTAGATAGTATATCTTCCTGAAAGTGAACCTACTCTTTCGATACCCATGTTATACTGATCTTGCTCAGGAGAAGCGTTAGATACGTGGAAGTACTCTAAATCATCAAAAATAGCTGATACTTCAGAAGATACTACTACGAAGTTAGCTCCACCTCTAAGTGTAGATTTGTGAATTTGTGCTGAAATTTGGTTGATAGCTGTGATCAACGTTTGATTCCAGTCTTTTTGAGTGTAAGAAGTTGTTTGAGACAATCTCTTCCATCCGTTGTAATCCCAACGTAATTGCCATGCTGCACCTTTACGTAAGTCACGTAAGATTTCACGGTCAATTTCTGCTGCAACTTGCTCAGAAAGTAATGCTGTCAATTCAGCTTCAGCGTCGATGTTGTGGAATGCACTAACGTCTTGTGCTAATTCAGGAGTCCAAGTAGCTCTTAGTTTTCTTTCAGTTACAGATACAGTTACAGAATCTAATTCGAAAGAAACTTCACCCATTTGAGATTCAAGTTCTAAGTCAGCGTATCTTCTATAAGTAATAGCGAAACCTACACCACCTAAATCAGCTACACCAGCTCCAGGTACGATAGTTGTAGTACCAGATTGAGCTCCGATATAACCATCAAAAGTACCATCACCACACTCAACACATACAGGGTGAGTTAAATCTACTTCAAGATACATTACACCGTCATTTGTACAGATATCACTGTAACTAGCGATAGCCTTACCATATCTTTGTGTTACAACTCTTACAGGAACTTCATCACCTGGAGCGTAAATAACTTTACCATCTTTATCTTTAAGTGTACCTGTAGGTGTAACAGCTAAAGAAGCTAAAAATTCTTCAGTATCCATTTCATTTCCATCAGGACCTAAAAGTCTACCTTGACCAGCGTTTTCAAATCCTATTAATTTAAGAATTTGAGTTCTAACAGAACCGTCACCAGCAAATGCTGTAACACCAGGACCGAATTCACTTCCACCACCTGTACAAGCCGACCAAATAACTGGAGTACCGTTTGTTACAACTAAAGTAATTTTACCTTTTGATTGGTCGTATAAACCATCATTGTAAAATCTGTCATAAAGATTTTTAGCACATGAGCTATAAGTTGTTTCACTACAAGAAGCGTCAGAAAGACAAGTTGTAACGATTGGTTCGCCGTGTGAAGCTGTCTGATTAGTACCACCAGAAGCAAAACCAGCAGTTTCAATTCTTTCAGAAATTTTAGGTACAAAGTAGAACAATTTACCGATAGGTAAGTTCAAAGCTTGTACAGACACGATGTCGTTAGCTAATAATTTAGAGAATACACGTCTAACGATAGGGAAAACTACAGTTTCGAAAGAACCAGTAGATGCTCCACCAGCAGTGTCAGTTGTCTCATTGATAAGAACAGATGCTTGGTTTTCATATAACAAAGCGATGTTCTCTCTTACGTGGCCGTCTAGTCCTTCTAGGAATCCTAGGTCACCCCACTTATTTACAGTTGCCTCACGGATAGCTTTTTGGTGCTTCAATCCGATATTTCCAACCTCACCAGATTTTAATAAATATCCCATTTTTTTTTTGTTTTAATTTTTGTTATTTTTATTTTTTATAATCGTAACTCCAAAGTTGTTTCATTTTTTCAAACTCAGGATTTACATAAACTTTTGATTCTGTAATTTGTGTTGCTGAACCACTACCTTTAGTCTCATTGATTTTGTTTTCAATCGATTCTTTGATTGGGGCTTTTGTCTTAGAGATTTCTTTAACTAGATTTTTGTAAATGTTTTTAGATTCTTTAAGAGATCCCGCTTCATCAAATCTTTTGATGATATCAACCTTTTCGTCTTTAGTAGTTGAATGTTCGGTGAACAATCTTACAGTGTAAGTAAGGTTGCTGTTAAATACCGCTACCTCGTTTAATTTATTTCTGAATTCTTTAAGAGCGTCTACCATTTTATTGTAGTCTTCTTTTAAAGTTTCATTTTCAGATTTTATAGAACTAATTGTTTCTTTTAGAACTTTGTTTTCGTTAATTAAACCGGAAACTCTTGGTGTTGTAGATTCATTTTGACTTAAGTGACGTGGAGCAGCTTTTGGTTTATCTAAACCTTTTTTACCAAATCTTCTACCAGCACCTAATGTACGAGAAGCTTCTTTAACATCATCCATGTTATCATCCATGTTATCATCCATGTAACTCATGTCATCCTCCTCATCTAAATGGATTTCGTAAATAACACCTTCTCCCATGTTTTCTTCATCATCTTCCATGTCAAGTTCATCTTCCATTTCGTATTCACTTTCACCATCAAGTTCAAGTTCAAAATCAGATTCATCTTCACTTTCATAAGATTCACCACCAAGTTCTATTCTGTACTCAGCACCAGTTGCGTTGTCTTTGATGTCAATGTTATTACCATCTTGTACCACTTCGATTTCATCTTCAGGGCTCATTTTTTTGAACACGTTTACAACTTCTTCGTCATTAGCATCAGTAAGGTCATGAACAACAACATCTTCGTCCTCGTCATCTCCAAGGTCAAAATCAAGGTCATCCCCTTCTTCATCATCCCCAAGGTCTAAGTCAAGGTCGTCACCAGCGTCTAAGCTAGCTAAATCAGAGTCATCAAACTCTAGATCTTCAATTTCTTCTTCATCTTCGTCTTCTTCTAAGCCTTTCCAATCTTCTTTTAAAGATTCTTTTACCATTTCCTCAATTTCTGAACTCATTGTTTGAGCCAGTATTTCTTTCGCGTTGGCTTTGAAAGCTTTGTCGATACTTTCTGCTTCCATAAAAGCTTCGTCGATGATAGACTTTCTTTTTTCAGCCATTTTTTTTTGTTTTTTTGGTTGTTATTATTGAAAAAACAGCGCATTAAAAAGCGTGTTTTTCAAATAAATATGTTATAAGTGTGGAAAAGACTTATTTTTTTAAAAGATTCTTTAAAAAGTTTTGATATTTATTTTATATGAATTATATTTTATCTGATATTATTAAAGAAATTATTTCTGAAAAAGTAAAAAACCCCCATTTAAATAAAGAAATAGGGGATTTAGAAAAAATTAAATCACTTAAAAACTCTATTGAAAAAAAAATAAAAAACGCTTACCTAGAAGTAACAGGTAAAGAATTAGATTTGCCTACAATAGAAATTAAAATAGATGATAATATAATTGATGGTAAGATAGCCGGATTTGACCACCCAAGTAAAGGTAAAAATGGTATGATGGGTATTAAATCAAAAGCCTTAGATGATATCGAATATCTTAGATGGGTAATAACACATGAATTGATTCATGCGGCTGTCGGAAAAAATATATCACATTCAAAAGAACATGGTGGTTTATTTGATAAGATAGCAGATAAAGTAGGTTTACCTGAAAAATATAGGGATTAAAAAAAAAGACCCACATTTCCGTGAATCTTTTAATTTTTTTATTGGAAAAAAGATTAAACTGTAACCTCAGACTTAATAACATCTTCAATTTGAGATTTTTATTTATTACCTTTTTATCTTTTTAATTGGTAACTCAATTAAATCATTAATTACTTAAAATTCTAAATAAATATTTCCATTAACACGGACCATTTGTCTTATCTCATCTTTTGAATAATTTTTTGAAACTGGGGTGTTAACCAAATATAAATCCTCCCCAACAAACTCTAAATTACCAAGACTTTTAATTTTAGCCCTACTTCTATCTAAAATAAAAGAACCCCCAACACTTTTTAAATTACCGAGGTCTTCAATTGGGGTGTCAACAAATTCAATATGACCCCCAACACTCTCCAAATTACCGAGACTTTTAATTCTCCCATCAACCGAAAAAAAGTCCTCCCCAACACTTTTTAAATTACCGAGGTCTTCAATTTTGGTGTATTCCAAATATAAATTACCCCCAATACTCTCCAAATTACCGAGACTTTTAATTCTCGTATTTTCCAAATTTAAATCACCCCCAATACTCTCCAAATTACCGAGACTTTTAATTCTCGTATTTTCCAAATTTAAATCCCAACGAACACTCTCCAAGTTACCGAGACTTTTAATTGATGTTCCGGCTAAATTCAAATAACCCCCAACATTCTTTAATTTGCCAAGATTTTCAATTTTCGTATTTTCCAAATTTAAATGACTACCAACACTTTCCAAATTACCGAGATTTGTAAGCCAACGATTCGCAACTAAATAACCCCCAACAATCTCCAAATTACCGAGATCTTTAATCCCACTATACCATTCAAGTTTTAAACCACCCCCAACACTCTTCAGTTTGCCAAGATTTTGAATTTTCGTACCTTCCAAATTTAAATCCCCGGCAACCCTTTCAAAGGGGATGGTTGTTAACTCATTTTTAAGTATTAAATCTCTTAACTCTTCACCATTAATATCATCTCTAAGAAAATCAAAATCATCAGTTTCATTTAATTTTTTATATTTTTTCTGAACTTCTGAATCAGTCATTCTAGGGGATTCTAACCTCTCCATCATGAATCTCATTTCTCTTATTAATTTTTTATTCATAACAATTTTTTATTTATAAATATATCACAAAAAAAAAGACTCACATTTCTGTGAATCTTTTAATTTTTTTATTGGAAAAAAGATTAAGCTGTAACCTCAACCTTAATAACATCCTCAATTTGAGATTTTACTGCTGATACAATCTCATAATCTAATACAGTACCATTTAGGTATTGATGTGTTCTAGCTTCAGCTTCAGTACAAGTCATAGCATCTACAAGATACTGTGTCTTAATTTTTTTTGGTTTTCCTGTAGTTTCATTTATTGTTTCAAACTCAACTCTAACGAGGAAAAAATTTAATGTTTGGTCTCCCATTTTAAAACGTTTTAAAAATTAATAATTATTGTTGAGTTAATGATCAAAAAAATATTTTAATTTGTGAAGTATAAAATTAATTAAACCCCATACCAAAGGAACCTTTATTTGTACCACTTAATCTATCAACAAATAATCCTCTAGTTAAATTTAATTCTTTTGCCCAATCTTGTATAGATGGGAGTAAATCCATTAATATTATTTTTAAACGCTCCATAAATTGGGTATCACTAATAACATCGTTTGGCATATTAATTAAAGTCCTAATCTCAACCTCACGACTTTTCATTTTATCCATTATTTTATTAGTTTTATTAATCAAACCCCTTTCACTAAAATCTTTAATAACTATTTCTACTGACTGAATAAATTGTCGCATTTCTTCAATAGTTTCATTCAAGTAAGTTATAATATCTTCTTTAGGTTGTTTATCTTTTATAGCGTTAGCTAAAGCCCCAAAAACGTTACTTAAATCTTTATAACTATTAACTATAATGGATAATGTTTGAACTGCGTGTTGTCCCATTACTGTTGGGTCGTCATACCCAGAGACAATTTCTTTTAACAATTCTTCTTTTATAATTTTACGAATATTCATCAGATTAAAAAATTAAACACCAAATTCCTTAAACAATTTAACTAATAAATTTTTAGCATTACCAGTGATTTGATTTCCAGGTTCGTTTAATTTTTTTATCACTAAATTTAATTTAGTTATACCCTCCTTTTCAAGACCAACCAAACCACCTAATTCCTTACCGGTTTGTGTAATATCTTTTTTCATACTACTTGTTGAGGTGGGTTTTTGTTGTTCCACATCTTCTTCCTTAATAATTCTTTGAACTAATTTTTCTAAATCAGATTCAGTTAATTTAATTACTTTTTTCATTTTATTTTATTTATTTTTGCTGCTTTGCTTTTTGCTAAAAGCTAGCTGCTGCTGCGCGCATTATTTTTTTATAATAAAAATTTATTTAAATCATCTAATAATTTTGTTTCATCTTCAGATAAAAATTTTTTATGATTCTTGGTATCTATTAAAGATTTTTTATTTTCCGTAGATTCCATATAAGGTTTTAAATCTTTTTCTTCTGTTGATATCCAAGAACCAGGTGTAGAGGGTGAAGTAACAATATCCCAACAAATTAATTCAAAATCATCTTGAACAACATTCTTACCACCTTCATTTTTAAGTGAACCTACACCTCTAGAAGATATACCAACAGTCCAACCTTTTCTTATCATATTAAGAACTTTATCTCCAACGGAAGATATGATACCCATTTTATGATAACCTGGTGTTGTATCCAATTCCATTCTACCCATAAGAGTTCTGCCCTCCCACCATATTTCAGTAATTCTATGTGATACTCTATCAGCATCAATAATAGATGATTCAGGGTGATTTAATTCACCAAGTGAAGTTCCCATATCAATAAACTCTTGATATCTTTTGGCTTCTCTTTCTAAAATTTCTTTTGGATAAACTCTACCGTTTTTGTTTTCAACACCCCATTTCTGAAGAACGGCATATATTTCTATTTTTTCGGGTAGTGGACCATCTAAAGTTAGATTTGTACCTGACTTAAATTCTTTAATTAAGTTAGAGTTTGAACAAACACCATCAGGACAAGTTAATTCAGGGGAAATGTACCCTGAATCATATTCTACTAAAAATCCTGCACCTGTTTCACCCGGTTTTAATATTTTCATATTTATATTTTTTTTATAAATATGCCGTAAGAAAAAAAAGGGAGATTAAATCCCCCTTTTACTTAATTTTTACTTTTAAAAAATTCAAAGTTCTCATCTTTTTCAAAAACATCTTTAATAATTTTTTCAGATATAGATTCTATTAGTGGTTTTATTTCATCTGAATTGATTGGTATTAAAGGTTCTTTTTTAAATAAAGTTAATTCTACTGACATAAAACTTCTTTTATCATAATTAATACCAGAAGAAGCCATATTAAAATCAACAATTGTTTTTGTTTTATAAAAAGATTTATCATCTAAAATTTCATATAATTTACTTTTAACTCTTTTTGATTTTTTTTTAATTATAGTTTCATAATTTTCAATTCCCCACTCTTTTGGTTTACCCCATGCTGATATTTGAATATAAATTGATTTGGGTGTTTTATTGTCTACTGTTCCTGTAATTACATTGTATTGGTAAGGGGTTTCTACCCTCATTTCTTTTCCTCGTTTCATTAATAGGTTTATTAATTTGCCTCCGGGTTTAAAACCGTGTTATATAACATTTTATTCATACATAATTTTTGTTAAAATATAATAAAAATATAGAACAAAAAAAAGCCCCCTAAATTTAGGGGGCTTTATTAATAATTTTTAAGATTATTCATCTTTTTTATTAGATTTCAAAACCTTAAATATTTCTAGGAACCTATTCCCAAATACATAACCAGCGAATAGTGTCATTGAATATTCTAAGGCGTCTATAATAATTTTAAAATTATTCATATCTATATTAGCTTTTTTAGTCATACCCGTACAAGTTAGAATACCTAGGGTAACATAATAAGCTAATATAGACCAAAAAAGATAGATTCTACCTTGAGACCATCTACCTTTTTCCATTAGGACATCCTTAATTAGTTTCATCAGATTTTTTTTCAGATTTTTCAAGACCAAGGAAACTATTTAATTTATTTATTATTGCTGTAATTAAAGTTTTTTTACTTTTTTCATTTGTTAATGAACCGATATTCTCTAAAACAGAAATTAAATATTCTAGCGTTACATAAACAAAAAGGGTACCATGTAACCAACTAAAAAACCCACTACCCATTTTAGATAAAAAATCTTTATGATTTTCATATTCAAGACCAACAGAATTTGTTATAAATAATAAACACATCCATACAAAAACTTTTAAACCAAAACGACTAAATTTGTGTGATACTATTTTTTCACCTCTAGCTTTTGCCGCAACTATACCAGTTATCAATTCTAATATAACTAAAACAACAAATGCAAACACAGTTAATCCTTGTAAACCTATAAAAGATTCAATAAAAGCTGAAATACCTGCAATAGGTATTGTTAGTGGCATTAAATTAGAGTGTACAATCGAGTCACCAAAATCTTGTTTACACGTAAACCCAAAACAACTTACAAAGTGGTTTAAAAATCTATTAATCATTTTTTAAATTATTTTTTAAATCGTACAGTTTTAGAACTTTATCATTAGAACTGTCGTTATTTTCTGCCATCTTATAGATAGCATCTTTAGTTTCTAATAATTTTGATTTTACTGTAACATTTTCTCCATACAATTCTAAATGATTATTAACGAGTTCTATGGTTTCTTTAACTAAATTAGATACTAAAGTTTTAGTGTTTTCTTCATTATTCTCACGTAAAACTTTTAATATATTTTTTTCCTCTTCTGTTAAACTATCTTTATATTTTTCATTAAATTTATTAACAGCTAATTCTAGGAATTTATTTGGGTTGACATCTGTATTAATATAGGTAGTTTCTTCAGAAATAACTTCTTTTTCTTTCATTAACCAACCAACCAAATTTTCTTTAGATTCTTGTATCTTATCTATTGTAGAAACAGATTTTTTAATAGTTAATAAATTATGTATTGACTCGTGTAGATCTTTAGTTTGTCGGTCTTTATAATTAATACAGTTTTTTTCTAAAAGATTAATTAAAACTTTTGATTGTTCGTTTATTGATTCTTCACCCCTAAATTTATCCAATATTGATATAGATTCTTTAAGGTAATCATTAGCAGCAATTTCACTTTTAAAAGTTTTTGTCTCTAAATTCTTATAAATAATAAAAGTTGTTTTTAAAGTTTCGTTTTCTTTTAATATTTTAAGGAATTTTTTGTATAGTTCTTTACCTGTTTTATCATCAGAAGTATAAGATTCTATTAACTTCTCGGTGAATATATCTTTTAATGTACCAAAATTCATAGCAATATTTTTAAAATAAATATGCTCTAGCTATCAAGTATTTCATTATTTTCTTCATTAAGTAATAAATCAATTCCTTTAGTCATATTAAATATGTCTTCATTCTTCTTTTTACCCTCCAAAAGAAGTCTATCTATAACATTTTCATCACCCCTAAAACTTTCACCAAATCCAGTTCCTGCTTCAGATCCACCAACTTCTCCACCGCCAATTTCTTCTCCACCGCCAATTTCTTCTCCTCCACCTAAGTCAAATCCACCGCCACCGAATCCTCCACCAGTTTCTTCTCCTCCACCGAATCCTCCACCAGTTTCTTCACCCTCAGTTTCAGTAGGTGTTTCTTCACCTGTAGATATCTCACCATATAGTTTATCCACTTTTTTAAAGAACCCAGTGTTTTTAATTACTTCAGGGGTATTTTCAAGTTCTTTAGCTGCCGCTCTTTCAAGTCTTTGTTGTTCTAAATCTTCTAATATTTCATCATTAGACCAGTTAAATATATTTCTCTTAGCCCAAGTATGAGATGTAGGAGCGATACCACCATCAATAGCTGATACAAGGTCTTTGTAAAGAAGTACTTTTTCTTTCCATTGTTCAACTTTAAGAACTTCACCTTGTGTTGATGGGTTATTAAGGACTAATTTAAAATTATTTAATTCATCGTGAAACCCTAAAATATATAAATGAATAATAGCTATTTTATTTAATTCTTGGATAATAGATTGTTGAATCCTATTGATAGTTCTAGCGAATCTAATGTCCAGCATGGCTAAATTTTTACCATCACCCACAACTTCTTCAAAACCTAAAAAAGTTTTTGGTACTCTAAGAGCCGTTACCATTTTTCTTTGGATAAACTGGATATCAGCTATTTGGTCTAAGTTAGAGGCACCCGCCAAAGTTTCTATTGGACTACTAGCATTAGGGTCTCTTACAGGAACAAAGTAATCTTGGTCAACCGCTAAGGTATTGTATCTAAGGTCTACTTGACCTGTTTCTCTATCGGCTTTTTGTGTTCTTTTAAATTTATTAGCAACTTTTTGTACATAAGCTTCAACATCATTATCATCAATGTTACCAACGTAAACCTTAAATACTCTTCTTTCAGGAGCTCTGGTAACACGATAAACTAACATCGCGTCTTCAGCTAAAAGTAATTGTTTCCAAATACGTCTAACTTTTTCTAATACAGAAGTACCATAAGGTAGTTTTCTATCGTCACCCAATAAACGGAAGTGTGCTATTTCCCAAGCATTAAACTCTAAACTTTTATCTCTCCAATAAAATTTAACTTGTTTTTTTGACGCGTTTGGTTCTTGTGATGTATCGTCTTTTAAAGATTGGAATGGGAATAAACCTGATTCTTTCCTTTCAATGTTTATGTTAGTTAATTGTGATGCCCCAATAATACCGTCCTTATAATCTATTTTTAAGTAAAGAAAATTATCACCATATTTACATGTATTTCTAGTCCACATAGGTAAATTAGAATGAATATCTAAAACATTGAAAAATAAATCTTCTAAAACTTTTTTAATTCTAGATGAATCTGAATATATACTTAAAATTTTACCTTGTTCATTTAAAGTACAATTATGTGATACTATCATGCCATTTTCACATTTAACACCAAAAGTACTATCAACACTTGAATTAACTAAATCATAAACATCTTCTTTACCTACATAATCAACACTAACAACTCTATGATTATCAACATTATCGATTAAATCACCCCATTTAGAATAACCTTGTTTATTTATAAATCTTCTAGTTACTTGGTAATCTAAATTATTTACATTACAATATTTTTTAAATTCTCTATGTGGGTTTTTTGAGTTTTTTATGAAATTTTTCATGTTTGTAATTGAGTAACCTTCTTTATTGGTTACAAAATCTATATCCTCAATTCTTTGTAGATTATATTTTTTACATAGAATTTTATTAAAATTAATGACTGATTGACTGGTTAAATTAAAATAATTTGTTGTAGGGTTAATTCTATCACCCTTAATTGATGATATAAATTTTATATATTCATCCTCATTAATATCTTCTATGTGTTTTTTATTATGGTTATAATTTGGATTAAGTTTACCATTTCTTTGGGATCCATACATACCATTATTCTCACCTTTTCTACCATAAATACGTTTTTTATCCTCTAAACTTAATTTACTGATTAAGTTTTTCATAGATGAAGAACGTTTTATAAATCTTTCTTCAGGGCTCAACTTAGACCACGTCATTTTGGCTGTATCACTAAATATTTTTTTCATTTTTTCACTATACTCAGTGTTTAACCATCTTTCAGAATTTAATTCATAATGTAACTTTTGATGGTCGTCCCAAAACATATATTGTAATTCACTAGGATCATTATTTAATTTATTAAAAGATTTATGGTGTATAACTATTTTTTGGGAATCATTCCTTGGGTTATCTAATAAACTTTTTTTCTCTTCTTTTAAAATACTATCAGCCACAATTCTATGGGTTAATTTGTAATCACTCCAATGGTCATTTAAAGAAACTTTTTCATAACCTTTAGCAGTTTTTTTACTGTAAATAGATTTTAAAGCTGTCGCATGTTTTAGGTCTTTAGTTTCTACCCATTTATTTTCAGT